GGCCGTTTGGAAATAACCCGTAACTTTATCGCAAAGCATCTGAACCAACGGGCTATCTATAATACCGGCCCAATCAATTTCAGAAATAAAATTGCCCCATTCAAGCGGGTTCAGCCAATCAGCCCAACTTATTTTGCTAAGGACGTTATCCCACGCCCAAGAAAAAATATATTTAGCCCAAATTAGCGGCGACAGATATTTACCCCACGATAAAACCGTCAGTACGTTGTCCCATTTGAACAGACCTTTAACCCAAGCCCAAAAATTGGAAAAAATTTGCTTGGTCTTAGCCCATAAATTTTTGAACCACGGCCCGATCTTNTCCCAATTGCGATAAACAAGATAGGCACCGCCAGCAATGGCTGCAATGCCTGCCACAACCCAACCNATCGGCGTGGTCATGAAAGCAATGCCCATGCTGATAAAGCCCTTGGTCACAAGCCCGATCGNTGCAACCAACAAGCGCAACGCGGCACCAATTTTTGTAAAGCCGTTAATTTTTGCAAACATGCCAATGGCTGAACCGCCAAAACGCAACAGACCGCCAAGACACTGTGCTACCTGAAAAAAGCCTGTTGCTATTTTGAAAAGAGATGGGGCAACCGGCAAAGCAATCAATATCAACGCCAGATTTTCCCAGCCACCGACATAGCCGGAAATGCCGTCAAGAACATGAAAGATTTTTTCACCTGCCGTCCATAATGTTTCAGCCACTGCCCAGCCGATTGTCATGGCTTGTGTCAGTCCGTCCGAGATTTGTTTGCACCATTTGTCCAATGAGCCATCGGCCGCCCATTTATCAATCAGCCCGACAACAGCATCAAGCTTGCCTGTCAAAAAATCGAACACACCGGCATTCATTATTTTGAGCTGGACTTTATCCCACGTGTTGTAAAGCTTCCAGATCATGCCGTCCCAGGTTTTTCCAAAGGCATTGCTTGAACCGCCAAAGCGTGCTCCCATAACCTTCTGCAACGCGGCGGCATTATCGCCACGGCTGCCAGCAGCAGCCTTATAACGCTTCATGCGGCCATCTTTGCCGGCATACATATATTCAATATATTTGCCGTTTTTCTTGGCCTCTATGCCAAACTCTTTCAGGCCTCCCAATTCGCCGCGCAAAGCATCCGTATAGGCTTTGGCTGCCTGTTCCATACCCTTATTGCCCTGTTGCCATATCGGCAAGGCCTTGCAACGCGCCCTTGGTCGGGTCAATACCGGACGATTTTACCTGAATGAAAGCTTGTGTCAGAGCGTCAACGCCTTGTCCTGGCATATTGGCCTTTTCAACCCATTCCATCGCCTTGGCGGCTTCTTCGGCCGAGGCGGTGACACCTTGCATCTGTATTTGTAATTGTTGGTATTCACGGGCTTTTTTTGAACCGGCCAACCCTAGCCCAAAACCAATACCGCCCAAGGCCAAAGCACCACCGGCAAGCTTGACGCCATATTTCACAACACCTAAGCCGCCGTTGGCTATATTTTCAATGCCGTTTGCAACCTTTTTTGACGACCAGTCAATGCGCTTGCGTTGTAAATTCGCCCAAGCTTGGGCTTCTTTTTCTAGAGCGGCCGTCTGTTTGATCGAGTTGTCGGTGTTGGCCTTGCTTGCCTGTGCTGCCTGTTTGGTGGCTTGCGCGGCCTTGGCGGCCGCCTGTGCATTTTGGCTTTGCGCTTTGGCGACCTTCTCTGTTGCTTTTGCCGCCTTGTCTGCACCTTTAATGCTTGCATCATTCGCGCTTTTGGTGGCTTTTGCCACGCCCGCAATGGCTTTGGACGCCTTATCAATGGCTTCAATTGTCAAAGAAAATTTCATGGCAATGTTTCCTTGGCTATTGATTTTTTATTGACCGGCAAACCGTTCTGATAAGCATCCAAAAGATGCTTATCAGCGTACCGGATGGCTTTAATGGTAAAGGAAAACTTCATATGATTATGTCCTCTCCTCTTACCCTTTGCTTGCCTTCGCCATTGCGGCTTTTTCTTGCTTAGCCGATTGAACCGCCGTATCAAGCCAATATTTTAATTCACGCGGTGGCATATCCATCAATGTCAGAAATTCCCAACCCCGCGTCACCAGCCATTCAATATCTAGTGGGTTGGGGATTATGCGTTTCCCTCGTCGTCCTCGTCATCATCGCTATAAAGTTCGGCAAGCAAAGCCATATAGTCACGGCCTGTGATCCGGTCTTGAATATCACCCATTGTCCATGCTTTACCGTCAAAACGGCAAACGCGTTGAACAAGTGCCATATTGATCTTTGCCGGATCACCTGCGCCATAGCGCTGGGCTTCCTGTGTATCGCGCGTCGTCCAATCTTTCGGTATGGTCACCGTTACCCCGCTGCGCTTCAAAACGAGTTCGCGGGTCGGAAAATTCGGGGTTAGATTAACACCGGATTTTTTGACTTTTTCGGACTTTGTGGTTTCGGTTGTTTCGCTCACGGCTGTCTCCTTTGGTTATTCATTGGGTTGCTGTCTCTTTTGGTTGTTCAATATGCGGGTGGGGCAGATCGAGACAGCGTAGGACTGCCCCACCCATTAAAGCGCCCTGCAGGGAGGGGGTGGCGCTTTAATTCCTTTTTAATCACCTCGGCCAGACATCCTTGCCTGCAATGCGATATATTCCGTTAAACAGATCGTATTCGATGTCGGGTTCTGAAAAATTGGACCGCTTGGCAACCAATGACAGAATGGTCATTTCCACTTCACGTTGGGTCGGCTCACCAAGTTTATATTCAAGATCACCGGTATCGCGGCAAAGCGTTTTGACAGTAGTGATCAACTTATGGCTCTTGTCTTCGTCGAGCCCATCGGGGCCGAAAATATCGACATAGCCATGCAACTGCCATGAGAAAGCCTTAACCGGGCTCAAGATTACGCGGTCAACATCGGGGTCAAGATATTTAAAATTGACCGTTGCGTTCAACGCTTCTAACGCACGGCTCGGCAAACTCGCCGCGCCGATCATTCCGAGGTTTTCATGATCGACATTTTTGGCTGCAACCTTGCCAACTTTAAACGTCTCGACACGGCCGACAAAACGGTTGCCTTCGAGATAAACATCGGCATCGGTGATTTGGCCTATTTGAACAGGATTCATAAGATCAACTCCTTTTTGGTTTTCGCCTTATCCGAAAACCGGTTCCCACTTTTCAGGGCTCAAAGCTTACGCGGCCAAGCCAAGGGCATTGCGCACGATAGAAAGGTCGAGATAGCTATCGACCGTNANGNNTCNCTCATGACAGAGACGGGCTGAATATCAAGATGATAATAGAAATGACCGTCTGCGACGTCGCGGCTTGTCGTTTTGACACGATCAAAAAAGAACCGGCTGCCCGAATAGAGCGCCCCGTCACCTTCCTTTTTACGCAAAAAGGCATTCACATCAGCTTCCACCCACTCCAGATTGGCAGGTGTTGCAATGCCATCTACACGTTGTTGCATGTAATAAAGAACGGACTCATGCACCATGTCCATGGTGCGGCGTGTCTGTATAAAATTACGTTGCGACAAATCGGACGGGAAAGCGGCCGAACGGTTGCCCCAAGTCCTAAACCCGTTGGCAAACATATTCATCGCCGTCACAATGCCAACGCCGTTCAAGGCATTTGTATCCGATTGATAATCGCCCGGGTGGTACGAAATATCACGCTCAATACCGACAACATCGGTCATCGCTTTATTGGATGGTGAATAGTGATAGCCTTGCGCCAGATCTGTGGCGACAATCACACCCGCCATATGCTGGCTGAAAGGTTGATTGACCACATCATCAAAAACCGGGTCATAGGATTTGACCTGTGGGTACATCAAGATAGCCCGATCGGACGCGGTATTGTATTCGCCGCCTTTGCCACGGCTGGCTATAGCCTGCTCAATCGTCATGCCTGCGGGCAGATCGGAAATATTGACCGCATGAAGCTTGTTGGAAATGACGTCCATTTCGGTGCGCACGCCGGCATGGGTTGAATAGCGCGGTGCGATCAGGATTTTCGGGAAATAGCCCAACTCATTATAGGCACCATAAGCCAGTTGAAAACCGGACGCATTACCCGCCGCATCAATTGTGCCGGTGATCTCGGCCGCCGTTACCATGGTTGGGTCAGGCTTTCCGTTCTCGTCTTTATGCTTGTCCGGATCAAAGACATTGACGGCAATGATTGTGCCGCCGCCTTGGCCATCTTGTGCCTTGTTGAATATGGCCTTGATTGCTTCGGGGATAGAATAGCCACCGCCAATCTGCGGCCCCAACAATGCGGCGGCATCTTCCGGCTTTCTAATGACAATGCGCTTGTTGATAGCAGCCTTGCGCTTGTCAGCATCATCATAGATTTCTTGAATAGGTGCGGTACCGACAATCATAGTGACCGCCGACTTGGCCTCACGCACAATGCCCGCGCCTTCCCGGCGCTCAATAACCTCGGGGCCGTGATGAAAATTCTCAGGCATTATTTTGTTTCCTTCTTTTTAGGTTCGGTTGGTGTGTGGGCGGGTGCAGCGATAGCTTCAAGCAAACCACCGGCAATCATTGCCTTGATCTCGTCATGGTTTTCCGGCAGATCGACGGCTTTGCCGTGCACAAGGTTGCCGTCAAAAACGGTCTTGCTACCGTCCTTGATCGTACGGGCCTGAAACGGCCCTTTGTAAATGAAACGAGCCATTTAAAACTCTCCTATTGGTTTGTTACCTTGGTCGATCGGATAAGGATTGTGTCCGGTGTCGCGCCGAATTTCTGCAATCGACGGGATATGGTGGGAAAATTCCATCACCCAGCGCCAGCCGCCTTCAATACGGGCATCCAGCTTGTCCGATATAATTTGAAACGGTGTGGCACCGGCAACGCTTTGGCCTTGCAAAGTTTTTCGTACCGCCTCAACCGCTTCATGCGCGCTAATAAGACCACCGTTCTTGCCGTTTAATGAACGTACAAGAATAAAAAGCTGCCAGCGCAAGGTACGGCGTGTTGCATAGGCCGTTGTCGGCTTGTCATCGCCCGCTTCATAAGTGGAACCGGCATAAAGCGTAAACACTGCGCCGCCATCGCCCTGAGGAAAATCATAATTCTCGACGTTCTCGTCAAAGGATTCAACGCGGTTCAATTCTTGTGGCAACTGCGCTTTCAAGGTTTTAATGATGGCATCCTCGATACGCGTCAGCATGTCCGGTTTTTTGTTTTCGTCTTTTCCGGAAACCGTTCCACACTTTTCTGGGGGCAAATCTGTCATGACCACCCCTCCAAAGCTTTATTGATACGGCTTTCAGGCATATAGCCCTTGACCGTCTGTGCATGGGTGTCCGGCTCCGGCTGTGAGCCATCACCATTTGAATCCAATGTCATGCGGCCATTGCTTATATCTTTAAGCTGTGCAATCGCATCCTCGTAACGTTGGCGCACAACCTCGGACATATTACTTGACTGCCCGCCTTGGCCCCGCAACTTGTAGCGGGCAATATCAAAAGCAATGTCTTTCAGAAGATCAGGTATTTTGGCAAAGCCTGTTTTATACCGGGCGCTGACATAGCCATCAATCAGATTGTCGGCGGCCAGCAAAACGGTTGCCGCACGATCAAGATCAAGCGTGCGATTATCGCGTCCGCCTTGTCCCAATAGGCCGTCTGCTTCGGTTGCACCCAAACGGGTGACAAATTCCTCTGCGGCCAGATATTTCGTGCGAGCAACCATGNCGTTTAAGCCTCCTTGATAAAGCCAAGGTTTAAAAGCATTTCGATTTCATCCTCTTCGAGATTAAGGGCAATAACATCACCGACAACGCGGCGCTTTCCCTCATATTTGAGCGGAATCAAAATCGTATATTTAACGGTGCCAACCGCTTTGCCGGGTAGATCGACTTGGCCGACATCTTTGTTTGCCCCTTCATTCGTGCCACCGCCTTGCCGGTCGGGCTGTTGCGGTTCGTCCGGTTTCTGTGTTGTGCCAGTGTCAGCGATTGCAGACGGGCCGGACGCGCGGCCCGTCTCATCGGGTGAAAGAACGGTGGCAGGCGCACCAGTTCCTTCGGTTGTGTCCGTTGAGATTTCACCCTTAACACCTGCGGCTTTAGCGGTATTCTTTTTTGATTGCCTTGACACGATTAACCCTCCGCAACGTCTTTGAACAAAAAGCCGCCTTCCGCGCCGGTTATATAGGGGCGGTATTCTTCCGTGGTCGGATAAATCCAGCTTTTTGTCTGGCGTTCCTCATAAGGCTGCTCCACGATAGGATAGCCCTGTAGGCGGTATGTGTAACCGAATGACGGCACCATGTAATTGGTACCTTTTGGCACATAGGCCAACACCGCATCGTTGCCCCAAACATCATTGGCTGCATCATCATCACTTGCATTTTCATCCAGTGCCACAGCCTTACCGATTAAAACCTTTTCAACATTGAAATACTTTGCAAGCATTTCAGCGGTAATGCTGTCGGACGAGGTATATTTGAATTTTTCTGCGATAGCGGGATGGCCGTCCAAAGCATTAAAAGCCGACGGACCCAAGACCAGCATATTCGGATAGCGGCCAATCATACGGCGCACGGCCTCCTTGGCTTCCTTAATGTCATCCTTGGGCTTTGAGGCTGGGTCACTCCATTTATCGGATCCGGTAAAAGCTGTCTGGTTGTTTGGTTTGTAATTGGCCGGATCACGCACCATGTTGGCTATTTCGACTTCGCGACCAAGTCCAATAATATCCTGCACACTTTCAATCGACGTTTTGGCAAGATCAATGCCCGGAACCTTTCCTGCATCTTCCTGCAACTCGTACGGCACCTGTGCCTCAAGCGATTCCTGGCGCAAAGAAACCGGATCACTTTCATAGCCGAATTGAATACGGCGTGTTTGTGAACCGGGGGCGCGACGCGTGTCAATGTAACGGCGAAACGCATCCTTTCCAAAACGGATTACCTTCATGGAGCGGTTGGCAATATCGACATAGGGCAAAAGCTGCGTGCCGATAAACTCGTCATTGGTATAGCCCCGCGCATGATTGCTCAAAATCGGATCAATTGCCTGTGCCTGTCGGCTTGTCATCTGTCCCATAAAAAAGACCTTTCAAATTGGATTTCATGAATTAACGGATAAGAACGCTTACTCGGCCGCCAACAGCGGCGTCATTCAGCGCTATGCCAAAACTGGCGGCACCGGCGGCAATGGCGACGGGTTTTGCCGTGTCATTGGCGGCAAGCTTTTGCCCCTTGGCAATGGTGGCACCGGCAACCAGATCAACCAAACCGGAAGCAGTAATGCGCAAGGCTTCGCCCTTCTTCGCATCATGCATTGCCACGCCTTGCACTTCGTCTGTGCTTTTGGCCGCTGCATCGGCAAAGTTGACAAGCTGCCCCTCTTGTATGTCGGCGGCGGCGGCAATGGTATAAGTCAAAACGGCGACAGTGGATTTCAGCATGTTGGTGTCTCCTTTATTCACCGCGCTCAATGGCTGCGGCGGCTTCAATGTAGGTGAGATTGGGGTTGGCACGCATCCGCGCCATTGCCTTTGCATGAAGGGTGAGGCGATCAGGATCAACGCTATAGCCATCCGGCGCGGCAAAACTGACGCTTTTATCTAGCCCGCCATCTTTAGTAACAGAGTCACCTAACGGAACGACGGGCGGCTGTTTCATGAGTGCTGTGCGCAAGGACTCGGCCGGATCGTTTCCATCCGAGAAGCTGATAGAGGCGGCATCAATATCAATTGCATCAAGAATGCCGACAAGTGCCTGGCGCGACACCGGCAACCACTTGCCTTCCTTGATAAGTTTATCGGCAAAACTGACGTTGGCATCATGCGCTATTGCGCGCTCGCGCTCACGAATGGTTGCCTCCCGCCTTGCCAGTTCTTTTTCTTTCTCGAGAACAGCAAAAGCGGCATCAGGCCTTTTTTTCTTCTTCGCGTCTCCACCATCGACACCGTTCGATGCTTCATCTGTCTTTTCTGTGGCATCCGGTTTTTCTTCCGGCGCAATCGTGGCGGCTGGCTTACCTGTTTTCACATTGCTGTCGACCTCTTCGCCAAAAAGCTTGTCGGCTTCTTCGTCGCTCATGAGCGACTTAGCTTCATCAGCGCCGAATTTATCGGCAAGCCACGCCATAATGCGGGCGCGTAAAGTTTGGGTTTCTTGTGGCATATCTGCAAAATCCATCGTTTCCAAAGTGATTGATTGTTGATCGTCATCCCCGGCAAAGCTAACAGACTTCAAGCCTGTAACCGCCGGGGATGCTGCACCCAAAAATCCCACGTGCCGTAAATAGTAATGTCCGGGTTTTGGGTTTGCGGGATGCTCCGGCGTAAAGAGGCGCACGGATATTTTTTTGTAGCGCTTTGATTTCACGTCATCGGCAAAGGCGGCATCAAGATCACCGACCTTGGCAACAAGACGATTGGTTTGCTCGTTAAATTCTAGCGATTTCACCCAGCCCTTGGCCGGATCATCGGTACGGGGATGCCCGACAACAATCGGCGCATCTGCAAAATCGGCATCATAGATTCGCGCTATGTCGCGCAAAGTCTCTTTTGTAAAAAAGAGAGGAGCATTTCCACCTAACGGACGAAAAGTACCGGGCCGGAAAACCTCTATATCAATTGTGGGCGCATCTTTCTTCATGCCGCCAGATTAGCGACAGCACATATCGACCGGCACGGGAACCTTGCCCGTGTTGTGCATTTTTTTCGAAAATTTTTAGATGGGGGGGTTATCGGATTTATGCCATTATAAGACGTTTAACGTCAACCGTGCCAAAGATTTATTTTTACAATCGAATCTAACGCCTATCTAACGCGCATACACGCGCTTTAACAGTGCAACCCGTGAGATTGTGCGCTATGGGATTAAAAAACGCATTGGCGGGCAAATTTAAAGTTTCTTACTCAGGGCCGCTTTCCACATCAAACCAATCCTCAATTGCATCCATGGCCGCTTGTTCGTCTTTTACACCAAAGCCGATATAAGGGCGGGCTGGAATCTTCGCACTTTTTGCAAAGATTGCTTTGTTACCAGCCGGAATGCGCAAGGCCTTTTTATCTTTAGGAACAATGGTTGCACCGAATTGGTGAACCGCCGCATCAACCGTGTTCGGTCCCAATTGTAAAACATCGCCATTGACCTGATAGACAATAGAGCCTTTCAAGCGCCCCGTGCGGTTCAATATTGGCCCGGCCGAACCGCGCAATTTTTTTGTGAGTTCACTTAACGGCTGCCATTTATTGCCTTGTGGGTCTGTCTGTGTCTGGAAACGCTCGAATGTGGTTTCCAGTAATGCCTCACCGACATTTGCCAAGGCGCCACTCACATCCTTGGCTTTTTCCAACAAGTGATCAAGGACACGATCGACACGTTGCTGTTCGCCGTCGGTTAAAACCAGCTTGATCTCGACTGCCATTTGATTTTCCGTCCATTTTATATTATCTTAAAAGGTGGAAAGGCCATGCTGCGTAACCGGCCACCAAGGCCAGACCTTAAGGGCAATTGTTACGAATTGCCCTTTTTTGTTGGCCGCCGGTAAAGTAACTGGCCGTGTCGTTGATTTTCTATATATTTTTCGCGCTTGCCTGATGAGACGTCATCGATGGAAAAAGCGTAGTGCCCGACCACCCGTCCTGGCCCCATTCAAAAACACCAAGTGCGGGTGTCTTTTCATCAAAACGCAAATAACGGCGGCGCAAAACTTGCCTGCCCGTTGTCTTCATGGACTCAAAATCAACCCAAATTTCATCCGGATCTATTAACGCTTGAAAAGCCTTCAAGAGGTTCTGCGCGCGGCCTCTTTTTAATGACTTCCATTTACCTGTCGCTGTCTTAAACATCGCTTCGCCGACAGGAATGGCATATCCAGCTTTGTCACGTATCAGAACAGCGCCATTCTCTCCACGTTTTGCGCCAACAAGTGCAAGGATCGCATCAACATAATATTCCGCTGGCTTTCCATCTGGCAGCGAGCCAACATTTGACGGCTGTGCAATATCACGGAGCGGGCGGCGTTGCAGGGGATCCGATGCACTGCGCAATGGATTGAGTTCGTCTTGCAATTCCGGCGGTATGAGCCCTGAAGACCAATCCGCACCGGGGGCATGATCCCATCCGAAACTGATGCCATTCGGTACTTCAAGCGTTTCACCTGTTTTTGGATCTTTTACTTTTCGATACGTCAACACCGGCGTTT